CCGTACAGTGTATCTAGCGCAAACTCGGCGGGCGCACCTTCCAAGCCCAAATGCGCAGCAATAAACTCAATATCGCCTTGCAGCACAAAATTAACACTCTCACGACTAATCTGATTAGCGCCGTTAAAATTATCCTGCGTTGGCATAAACCAACCCACCGTCACGTTTGCTCCATCATCAACCAAGTAAAGCATGACTTTTTTACGCGCTAACATCGCTTTTAAATAAAGCGCTTTATTTTCGCGAATGATGCGCTCAAACGTCACTTTAACCTCGGAAGACCCCACGGCAAAAACCTTATTAGGCACTGAATTAGGCGGCAACAAAACTTTGTCTACATCCTCAAACGCGGTCACATCTTCCGTTGTTGACTCACTATTTAGCGTATATTTATTTGCCCCACCAATATGGACCATCGGCAAGTATTTGCCGACGAACTTAACAGCTGCCCCGACAGCCGGCTGGTTTGCGTGAAATTTGACCACTCCCGTGAGCACTGATAGCTCATAATCTAGCGGATTAGCGTAAGCCGCGCCCACTTTAACGCGCGGATTAACATCACTTAATACGCGTCGTGAAAAATCAGTAATCTGCCAACTATCAGCACCCACCAGATGCATTAACTCGCCCGTTACCGCGACGGGGCTGGCAGGCACTTTAATGCAGGTTGTAAATCCGCTCATGGCTTACGCCACTTCGTTAATAAATATTAGCGCACCAGAGCCTTGTAACTGGCTCGCCACTTCAGACGGTGTACCCAAATTAGAGGTCGAGTGCGACCAGCTAGTAATAATAAATTCCTGCTGATAACCCAACAGCTCATCACCATCAGGAAAATATTGCACCGTAACTCGCTTACTGCCCTTCCAGTAAGCTTCCCACATTATTTTTTGTGCTTCTTTAATTTTGCCGGTCACTTCATCCTGGTCAAAAAAACCGTTAGCGTTCATGCTGGTTGCAATCAAACCCGCAACCGACTGCTTGATGCCCTCTGGGCTACAGGTAGTCGTTACATCAGTAGTATCCGCAGATGAATCAAAGTTAGGATCCTTAACGGGCAAACAAATAAACGTGCCGTCTGCCTTTTTGATTTTAACCATTGTTTGCTTTTTAGTCGCCATGCTGAAAATCCTTGTGTGTTTATAACAGTGTTAGTTTATAAACAGGATTCTACCCAGCCCACCAACGAAAAAACCCGCGAAATGTTTCGCGGGTCTCTTGTTAGTGCTTTTTTAATGTTAACGTATTATTTTAATTATTTTATGGTTTCGAGTGTGTGTGTTGGTTGAAAAAGCATAACAGTTAACGCCTAAATTTAACAAGCGCTTTTTTCAGCATCAATCAAAATATTAACCGACCAGGGCTGATCGTATTGCCAAACGCCCTCTGTTTCGCCCACAAATACCTCGCGTTCAGCCATCATTACACCGCTTGCGCCTTTGGGTTTAAAACGCCTTAGCGTATCTAAACACAGCTCCATATTGTCATAACTACGCTCATGCTCGCGTAGATCACGTAATAGAAATGTTAATACGATATCAGCTTGGCGAATCTCCTGTGAGCTACCAAAACCATTAAACTTTGAACCCGAATACGCGACCAATACAACACCGACAGGGTGCTGTAATTTATAGCGCGATACCCGCGAGGGGAATTTTTCGACCGCTATTTTTAACCCTGCATCCTTTTTTAATTTGGCAATAATTGAATCTTCTAAATCGTCAATGGTACTCATGTTTTAATCCTCTGCGACTACCGTTTATTTTAACGACTCGGTTAAATAATCAGCTGTCATCTGCTTAATCTCATCCATATCATCAGGCGTAACACCCAAAAATGGCCGTGCCGGAATCGTTACCTGCTTGACCGACGCAAATCCCTTGCTATCACCGCTACCAAAGCCAAACTTTAAATGACCACCGCCCTTCGCTTTAATCGTGCCGCCGAATTGGTGTATCGCCACATAATCGCCTTTTGCACCGTATAAAACGGAGTTTTTAGAGTCAATATGGGTAATACTTTTGCGTAGCTTAGTGCTTTTAGTCAGCGTTTTACCGCCTTCCTCTTTTGCGCGTCGGCTTTGCTCCCACGCTGTACCATCGGGGGCGCGCTCCTCATCAAAACGATCATCGGTTTCTGCGACCAGATACTCACCGATATCAAACATTAACGGCTGTAGGTTTTGACCGCGTTTTAATAAACTATTAAAACCTTCTTGAAGCGCTCTTGTATTAACATCAACCGTTATTCCAGCACCCATTAAATATCACCCATCACTAGCTAAATGACTCCCAGTTGTAATTTTTGCTAATACCTGGTTTAACAGTAATCGCGCCCATGCCAGAGCTGCTATCATCGCCGGTTTTATCATTAATGCCCACCACATTGGCTTTATAATCGCGCACCTGTTTGAGCCAGCTAATCATATTCGCACGGCGCGCCTTGGCATCATCTGTATCGCCCAACTGTCTGCGACGCATTAAACGCCAAATAGCCAGTTGTGAATTACAATCTTTGAGCTGCTGGACGGCATCCAGTGGCATTGCATAGCGCACTGATAGATAGCTATCCATCTCCTGCTGCGCATCCGCAATCGCATCCTCAAATACCGCCATAATCGGGCTGTTAGTCGCATCGGCTAATTGCCATTGGTTGTTCGTCGCGGGCAATGCAGGGTTAGCGGGAATATCACCATTAGCGATGTAAAAAATATCCGCATGACTGATTAATTGGCCCGCTGTATAACCCACATCCGCATCGAATCGACCCGCATACACACGCTCATCATCAGCCAGTTGTAGCAATGAATCGAGTGAAATATCTTTAATTAAATCAGCAACACGACAATATGACATCAGCAAGATCCTTTATTTTAAAAAAACATGAAAAAACAAACAAAAAAAGGGCGGTAGGTTTAACCAAGCCGCCCTTTTTTATTTAAACCGTTACGCGTTTAGGCCAAGGTGTAATGCGCACCTTCGGTTAACTCTTCAAGCACCGCATCACTAATCGCAACCGCTTCACCGGTGCAGGGGATTAACCCGCCATCATAAACAGAGGTTAATAACACTACATCGGTCTCGCCGTCAGAGGCGGGTTTATTAGCACCGCCTGTCGTGCTTTCTGCACCGCTGGTCGCCGCTTCAAGCTCGTCTTTGGTGATCTCAAGTTCGTCTCTTAATGAGCCAGAAACGGTAATTTGTTCAGCCAAGGCGTTTTTTGACTGTTCCAAATCATCAGTACGTTGCTGCAACGTTGCTAGTATGTCAGCCTGCGCTTGCGCCTCTGATTTTGCGGCTTTAAAACCCGCATCACAATCAGCTGCAGTTAGTTTATAGCTATGGTTATCACCATCTGCCAAGGCCTCGTTAATGTCCTCGACCGAGGGGCGTTTTTTAGCATCTAGCATATTGCCAAGGCCAATCATCGAGATAATCGCCGCCTGGGCTAAGATGTGTTTAATATTCATTGTTAAAATTCCTGTGCTTATACAATATAAAAAATAAAAACGTCAAAACAGCCCCGCTTAAAGCAAGGCTGTTTTAGCTTAAATAACGTTTTGTAACAAAATGCCAAGCTCTTTAGCAATAACAACTTCCGCCATGCCTTCAACCACCTGCACCATCGTTCCGCCACGTGCGCCGATTTTCTTATCATGCCACTGCATCGCGATACGCTGCTTATACGGCACGCTTAAACCCCACGTCGTACCGCTGCGGTTATCAGCCATGGTGTCTTGATAGGTCATTGATACGTCGTTATTGCCCCAAGCCGTTTTAATATCAGCCGCTTGGCCTTTGCGCGCTACATTGACACGCGCCTCACCAACGAGGATTTTATCGACACGGAATAATTTACGAATCGCTTCAAAACTAGCAATACCCGCATCGCCACTATTTCCGTGCGCTGCTTTAACAATAAACGGATTCATGGTTAATGCATTGATTGCCGCCTCTGAAAATGACAACACATTAGGGCGCATTAACGGCACTGCTAACATATCCATAATCAACGGAATCGGGTTAAAATCCGCATCACTAAACTTTGAACCTGCTGCCAACGGCACAACATTTGCTGCTAAATAGTTAGCGGGATTACTCATTAAATTAGAGACGCGTACCTCGCGATCCAACAAAATCAGATTAGTCAGTTGCTCAGTGGAGCGTGTTACAGGGTTAAACTTGGAACCTGCTGCGGCATCAATATGAGACTGTGGAATCGGGTCTTTTAATGCGTGATCTTGCGTACTGAGTGTCATCTCGCTGGCTTCACCACCCACCTCATTAACCACGCCACGCGCGCCGACTAATGTATCTGGGATGGTAATACCGAGGCTAAAATCTTCTAAAGTGACTTTAAACTCTTCTTTATTTATCGGCATAATGCGATGCATTGCATCATCTGCGATTAATTTACGGTTAACAAAATTGCGCGACACAACGGATTGGACCGGGTCCGCAGGGTAAGGTCTGTATTGCTTAGGCATGTTATTTTCCTTGTCTATTTATATTTTTTTAAAATGTGTGTTTATTATTTCAGTGGCTTAAACTTTAAAACGACCGATTAATATTTCACCGCCTGGCTCATCGGTGGTATCTGCAATGCCATCAACCCATGCAACACCAAACGCCAAGTCATCCGCCACCGCTTTAATCGCTCTGCCATCAGCGTTACTTTTAAGCGGGTCGCCTTCTTTAACCACACCACCCAAACCCACCTCGGGGATGCGGTCCATCACCGCATCGATCGGGGCTTCGATTTCTGCATCGGTATCTGCAACACCGATTATAATTTCACCTGCCGACCCGTCTGCCTGCACAAAATGATGTCTATCTGCGCCAAATTTTAAGAGACGACCGCGTTTGATTGCCGCGCCCGCTAGTCCTGTTTTGCTGTATCCGCGAATTGCCATGCTATTTTTTCCTGTGTAAAGTTAAGTTTTTTTAAACGTGGATTAATCGGGTGTTAACTGATCCAAGCCCAAAGCAGAAACTGCTTCGCCCGCCGTTACTACGATTCCCTGAGCGGCTTTTTTAGCCGTGTATTCTGCGATCTTCTCTTCGATGGCATCAGGATCAGCAATATCTAACGCGCCATCCGCATTGCTATTACCGCCGCCAATATGTTTCGCCATAGCGACCTGTTTTTTTCCTTTTAAGCCATTCACAAAATCGGCAAACCATTCCAGTTTCGGTGCAGTTACTGTTTCATCCTGCGCGCCTTTGGTTGTTGCTTTGCGACTAAATTCGACTTTATCCGCATCGCGTGAGAGTTTGGCCGCAAACTGCGCCATACCTTCTGCTTGAGCGGGTTTTAGCACGCCATCGCCAATTAACTCTTTAGCGATTTCTTGCCACTCATCTTCGACGCGCTTCGCTTCAAAATCGGCTTTTTGCTGATCCTGCTGCGTTTTAAATTCCGCAATCGCTGCCGCTTTGGCATCCGCCGCTGCTTGTTTTTTTGCGTTTTCTAAATCTTCTACTGTAATATCAGGCACGGTTGGTGCTCCTTTTTTAATAAAAATTGAACGTTCGGCTGGATCTTTTTCCGCCTGTTTTTTTGACTCATCACGAGCGCGGTCTTCGTTCCACTCCATTGACTCAATCATGTGTTCGGGTATCACACTATCAGCGGTTTCTTTGCCGTCTTTATCGACAATCCATTCTCGAATTGATCGCGCTAAACGCTTTAACGAATACGGTGTTGAGGTATCAATAAACGAGAAATCGCCCTTTTTATCCACCGCACATTTGCTACTAAAAACAGTAAATGCAGATGATTTAGCAAATTGCACAGGCGCTAAACCTTCAACGGCTGGCGGCTCTGCACCCAGCCACGCAATATGATCGAGCATAAAACCTTTAACCGCATCTTTAACAATGCCAACACTGCGCTCATACAATGCACCGGTTTTAATCAGTTTTTCAAAATCGGTATTGATATTATCTGAGCGCAATAACAATACATCGCCGTCGCGCTTAGCCTCTACCCCGTGGGCGTAGGCAAATGGAGAGTACATTTTTTCGTGAGTGATCGTGTGTGGCACGGGCGCAGTGAGGTTGGCGACAATTTGATCTAAATCATCCTTGGTAAATGTATGTTTAGCTAACTCGCCTTTGCCGGGGTGCTTACCCGTGCGGAATGACTCCACCCAACCTTTTAAACCTTTCGGCATTATGCAACCTCATTAATTCGTTTGTTAATTCTTGAGGCTTATTTTAGTCACGCGCACGCAAACACTGACCGCGAAACGTTTCGCGGGGTGACTTTTAGCTTAAAAAACGATAATTATGGCTTTAAGAAAGAGCAGATAAACCGCCTTTTTTTACAGTAACAGAAAATTAAAACAGGAAACACATAAAAAATGAAAAAAATACTACTAATAGTCACAATGCTCTTTGCAGGTACTGCCAGTGCCGCGCCTGACCCGCGAGACACAGCCAAAAACAAACGCATACCACTAACAACCAGTTGGACAAAAATTATTGATATCGGGCAAACGCTGCGCTGGGGCTATATTGCAGAATCCAATAAAAATGCGCGCTGCATTACTGATAATAGTCTGGATTATGACTACGGTCGGCCGATTGTTGGCTATGAGTCATTACAATTTAGTAATGCAGATAAAGCGCTTTATTGTCGTGCAGCCAGTAATCGCGGTAAAACCACGCTGGTCATCGAGGTGCAATAAATGATCACAATTGACCGATTATTAAAAAAACATTGTTTGGCGCCCTTATTAAGCGGGTGGTTAACGGGCCTCGTGTTAATGCTGGCTATTGCTGTGTTGAGCGGCCCGTGTTACGCAGAATGGAATCCCTCTGCTAACACAGCAAACAATGCAGTAAATAGATTCAATTTCATTAATAAAGCCGCATCAATCTATACAGATAATGTATGGACTCAACGTAAAATACCCTCGCTGGGACAGGGTGTTAATTTTGCTCCGGCAGACAACAACAATCATTACAAAGTGCTCAAAGACGGCCTTTATTCGATCACGCTAACACTAGAGCATCCGGAGGGTAGCGGCATAACCAACGGGGCATCTATACAGTTTTACAACAAGGTTGGCGGCTGGGATAATATGCATATTAAATCTTCAACACCTGGCGGGGCAGGAATTAGACTATTAACGGTAAAAACAACTGCATACTTAGCGCGTAATGACTACATTAGATTTTTGTTTAAAACAACAGATAATGGAAATAACAACTACCCAGGTTACAGAAACTATAGAGTAGCCATCATTCAACTTTTTTAGATTTTTTGAGAAATCGCTTATTAATAACGCTTTAAACAGTTCTTGAAACCAATTCAAAATCATTTCTACGAGGCGTTTAGAGTCATCTCGTAGTTTTTATAGCCAACTGCTTAAAAATCGCTCACAGCGCAATTATGTAGCTTGCCTGCAAAACGGGCATATTTTAG